GTAACCGCGATTATCTCCGCTCTGGTTATCTGCATCATCGTCTGCCTGTCATGGACTGTTAATCATTACCGTGATAACGCCATCGCCTACAAAGAGCAGCGCGATAAAAAAGTCAGTGAGCTGAAGCAGGCGACTGCCACCATTACTGACATGCAGCAGCGCCAGCGTACTGCTGATGCACTCGATGCTAAATACACGAAGGAGTTAGCTGATGCGAAAGCTGAAAATGATGCTCTTCGGCGCAAGCTTGATAATGGTGGCAGGGTGCTCGTCAAAGGAAAATGCCCTGTGCCATCCTCAGGCGAAACCTCCATCGCCTCCGGCATGGGCAATGATGCCACCGTCGAACTCTCTCCAGTTGCTGGACGAAACGTTCTCGGTATCCGGGACGGAATTATCCGCGACCAAACAGCACTAAGAACGCTTCAGGAATACATCAGGACGCAATGCCTTCGATGATAGCGATAATTTTACTCATCATCCTTCACATCTGGCTCTGTAGGCAGGGTGGTGAACACTTCTGGAGTGAATCCGGATTAAATATCTCATTGCTGATGCTTGATATTGAGCATCTGGCGCGCGGTAAGGGGCTGCGTTGAGATAAGAGCCAGTCATTACAAATACCAGGATTTAGCCTCGCATTTGCGGGGCTTTTTTACATCTGCAGTAAACCGCGCATCGCAGCGCGTAACAATCCCGAGTCTTTCAGAAAGCTGAGCCTGAGAACTGCCGTATATGGTGGCGACCATCTCGGGGCGGCTTTTCTGTGCGAACAGGCTCATCTTTCTAAAAGGTAAGACGCTATGAATATCGTTCCACTAAATTACAAAGGCGAACCTATCCGCTTCAATACTGATGGCTGGATTAATGCCACTGATATTGCAAAACGTTTCGGGAAGCGTCTGGATCACTGGTTGTCCAACGCTGAAACTCTCGAATACGTTAGAGCTCTGGATGAGGTTTATTCAGGTGAGCCATCGAAAATTCTACATACCCGTGATTCCGGGTATGTAAAAACAAGCAAGGCACGAAAGGACAGGGGCGGCGGAACATGGCTGCATCCAAAGTTATCAGTTGCCTTTGCAAGATGGTGCGATCCGAAATTCTCCGTATGGTGCGACCTGCACATTGATAGTCTGCTTCGCGGTGAACTGACTGAGCAGCAGAAATATGAGCAAGCATGTCGCATTCGCGATGACCGGAAATCAAAAGCCAGCAATGGGGCAAGAGAGATGGCTCGCTGGCGATGGGATAAGCCGGTTATTGAAGCAAATGTCGAGTACTGGCGCGAGCAACTGCAGTTGACTCTCGATATCGCGTGCTGATGGCAAACGCAAAACTGCGTTATCGGAAAAATCAAAGCATTACGAGAACTGAGCAACGGCTATCCATTACAAAGCCCATCTACGGGTGGGCTTGATAATGAAACCGGAATTTATTCTTGGCAACCAGTTACGGCAGTACCACGAAGCAACCCAAACCAGTAAGTGGGGAAATAACACTGGCAGCCACTGAAAGATGAACCTCCAGCCTTAAGGCAAAAAAGATTCTTTGTGGTGGCGGACTGATGGAAAGACATCGGTTATTGCAGAGGCCATTCAATGAGTGGTCTCGACAATGGCTTATACCCTACACGGGATAACTTAACTGATATCCCTTTTAACGGATAAACGGAGCCAACAATGGCAGAGATTATTCCCATGACTGAAGAACAGAAATTCCAGTTAGAGATTTACAAACTTGTCATGAACCAGAACGCAGCCGCAGAAGAAGCATTTCAGTTCATTGGCACTGACGAGCTGAAGCTTGAGCTATTTAAAATTCACTTCCAGTCAGGCGGCGCTAATTCAGATATCACGACCCGCACTATCGAAGCGGTGCGTAAATCGAAGGAAGCGTTAGACCTGTTCACTACCGGAGCATAAACATGGCGCGCCCAACGAAGTATCAAGAGGCGTATGCCGAACAGGCACGCAAACTGTGCTTGCTGGGCTATACAGACGCCGAACTCGCGGACTTCTTTGAAGTTAGCGAGGCAACAATCAACAATTGGAAATTGGAATATCCGGAGTTTTTAGAGTCCATAAAAAAGGGTAAGGCCGTCGCTGATGCAGAAGTTAGTGATCGTCTTTATCAACGCGCTATGGGCTTCGTGGCTCCAGACATCGATATTCGTGTTATTGAAAACAGAATTGTCGAAACTCCGCTTGAGAAGTATTACCCGCCTGATACAACCGCCGCCATCTTCTGGCTTAAGAACCGACAGAAGGATAAATGGCGCGACAAGGTTGATCACGAGCTAACAGGCAAAGACGGCGGCGCAATCCAGATTGAAACATCACCGATGAGCACTCTATTCGGAAAATGACCTCGATTAATCCTATCTTTGAACCGTTCATTAAGGCGCATCGCTACAAAGTCGCCAAAGGCGGTCGAGGTAGCGGTAAGTCATGGGCAATTGCGAGGCTGCTTGTTGAAGCGGCGCGTCGGCAGCCTGTGCGCATCCTCTGTGCTCGTGAACTGCAAAACAGTATCAGCGATTCGGTAATCCGGTTGCTTGAAGACACCATAGAGCGGGAAGGGTATTCGGCTGAGTTTGAAATTCAGCGTTCAATGATTCGTCATCTCGGAACGAATGCTGAATTCATGTTCTACGGCATCAAAAACAACCCGACGAAGATTAAATCGCTCGAAGGTATTGATATCTGCTGGGTGGAAGAAGCGGAAGCGGTAACGAAGGAATCGTGGGATATCCTGATACCAACCATCCGCAAGCCATTTTCCGAAATATGGGTGAGCTTCAACCCGAAAAACATCCTCGACGATACCTATCAGCGATTCGTCGTAAATCCTCCCGATGACATTTGCCTGCTGACGGTGAACTACACCGACAACCCGCACTTTCCTGAAGTCCTCCGTCTGGAGATGGAAGAGTGTAAACGCAGAAATCCGACACTGTATCGTCACATCTGGCTTGGTGAGCCAGTAAGCGCAAGTGATATGGCAATCATCAAACGTGAATGGCTTGAAGCTGCAACTGATGCGCACAAGCAACTCGGATGGAAAGCGAAGGGTGCGGTTGTTTCTGCGCATGACCCATCAGACACAGGGCCAGATGCTAAAGGTTATGCATCGCGTCACGGTTCGGTAGTTAAGCGCATTGCCGAAGGTCTACTGATGGACATCAACGAGGGTGCTGACTGGGCTACTTCGCTGGCAATTGAAGACGGCGCTGACCATTACCTGTGGGATGGTGATGGTGTTGGTGCCGGGCTACGCAGACAGACAACGGAAGCGTTCTCCGGCAAGAAAATCACCGCCACGATGTTCAAGGGCAGTGAATCGCCATTCGATGAAGATGCGCCGTATCAGGCCGGAGCATGGGCTGATGAAGTCGTACAGGGTGACAACGTTCGCACTATTGGCGATGTGTTCCGCAATAAGCGAGCACAATTCTATTACGCGCTGGCTGACAGGCTTTATCTGACATATCGGGCGGTTGTCCACGGTGAGTATGCAGACCCCGACGACATGCTGAGTTTCGACAAAGAAGCGATAGGCGAGAAGATGCTGGAGAAGCTGTTTGCAGAACTGACGCAGATTCAGCGCAAATTCAATAATAACGGGAAGCTGGAGCTAATGACTAAGGTCGAAATGAAGCAGAAGCTCGGTATTCCATCTCCTAACCTGGCTGATGCGTTGATGATGTGTATGCATTGCCCAGAGTCGGCTGCGCAACCCGACTATTCCAGTTACTCAATTCCTTGTGGTGTAGGTTGATATGGCAGAAAAAAAGATGACTGACTGGCATCGCAAGGTGCTGTGCAACTTTGATAATGCCTGGTCAGCAACGCAGGATATGCGTGAGCAGATTATTGAGGCTCAACGTTTCGTCCGGGTGTCCGGCGCACAGTGGGAAGGCAGCACAAACGCTGGTTACTCATTTGATGAAGGCAGGTTTGAGCATTACCCGCGCTTTGAACTGAATAAGATTGCCCGTGAATGTGATCGCATCATTGGCGAGTATCGACAGAATCGCATCAGCGTTAAATTCAGGCCGAAGGACGATAAGGCATCGGAAGCGTTAGCCGAAAAGATGAACGGCAAATTCCGCGCTGACTATCAGGAAACATCAGGTGGTGAAGCGTGTGATAACGCATTTGATGATGCTGTAACGGGCGGGTTCGGTTGTTTCCGCATGTGTGCCGATTACGAAGATGAAATGGATCCGAGCAACGAGCAGCGACGCATCAGCCTTCTTCCTGTTTACGACCCAGCGACATGCGTCTTCTTCGATCAGGACAGCAAGCAATATGACCGTTCTGATGCTATGTGGGCTATGGAAATGTTCTCCATGACGCCTAAAGCGTTCGAGGCTGAATACCCTGATTCCATCGCGGCAAGCCTTTCTCGTGATGACACTGGCACTCAATATGACTGGTCAACGCCAGATGCCATCTATGTTGGACGCTACTACGAAGTTCGCATAGAGAAGGTGAAGCTCACGGCGTGGCGCAATCCTGTCAGCGGAGAAACGGCAATCTATGATGAAGAGCAAATCAAAGATATTGTCGACGAGCTAACCGATGGCGCATTCGAACTGATTGGTGAGCGAACTGTGAAGAAACGCCGCGTTTATTGCGGCCTTCTGTCTGGCGCTGAATGGCTGGAAGAACCGAAGCGTATTCCGGGTGAACATATTCCTCTCATCCCGGTATATGGGCGTCGCTCATTTGTTGATAATCAGGAGCGAATCGAAGGCCACGCTGCAAAAGCGATGGATGCACAGCGTCTTGAGAACCTGATGGTTTCCATGATTGCAGATAACGCTACTCAGGCTGGCGGTGATGGCATTCCTATCGTGGATGTTGATTTCATTCCCGGCCCATTAATGAATCACTGGGCAGAGAGGAATAAGAAAAGACCTGCAGTTCTTCCTATGACCAGCAAGAAGGACAAAAACGGAACAGTCATTTCAGAAGCTCAGGTTGCTGGCTGGACACCTCCGACACAAATGCCGCCAGCTCTTGCCGGGCTATTGCAGTACACCGGAACGGCTATTCAGCAAATTACAGGTGCGTCGCAGTTTGAGAACATGCCGAGCAACGTCGCCACCGATACCGTTGATAGCATTTTTAACAGGATGGACACGCAGTCCTATATCTACATGGACAACATGGCTAAATCCATGCGCCGCGCTGGCGTTGTGTGGCTTTCTATGGCGCGTGAGGTCTATGGCAGTGATACGCCGATGCGTATCGTTAATGAGGACGGCAGCGATGACGTGGCGCTGATGACTGGTGAAGTGGTTGACCGTCAGACAGGGCAGGTTATCGCGCTTAACGACCTTTCGCAGGGCAACTATGAAGTGACTGTCGATGTCGGTCAGTCGTTCGCTACTCGCCGTGATGCAACTGTTAAGTCGTTACTTTCCATGCTGGCACTTATCCCACCGGGAACGCCGAAGCACGACCTTGTATCGTCGATGATTCTCGACAATATGGACGGCGAAGGGATGGACGACCTTAAAGAATACAACCGCAATCAGTTGCTTCTGTCTGGAGTTATCAAGCCGAGAACGCCAGAAGAGCAGCAGATGGTTGAGCAGGCGAAACAACAACAGGCCAGTCAGCCAGATCCGGCTATGGTTGCAGCGCAAGGTCAGCTTCTTGCTGGTCAGGCTGAATTGCAGAAAGCGCAGAACGAACAGGCAGCCATTCAGGTTAAAGCATTCCAGGCACAGACTGATGCTCAGGTTGCAGCGGCAAATGTTGTGAAAATCCTCGCATCTGCCGATAGCCAGCAGAGATCTGATATCCGCGAGGCTCTGAAACTGCTCGGACAGTTCCAGCAACAGCAAGGAGACAATGCCCGTGCTGATGCAGAGCTTGTCCTGAAAAGTCAGGCACAGGGCCATGCGCTGCGCATGGACATCAGCAGCATCCTGCAAAAATCAACTCAGCAACAACCACAGCAGTAATTAACCCATAACGTGCAATGGCTGTCTTTATGAGGCCTGGCACCCTATTGCCTTCCGATGGGCTGAACATCGAGTAAACAGGGGTAACAAATGGACCAGATGGCAGAAAACACACCAGAAGTTGAAATCGAAACCGACGCGTCAGAGCAGATTCCTGATGATGTCGAACTGGCTGAAGAAGTCGAAACAGAAGATGGCAGTGAGTCCTCCGGCAATGATGAAGAGGAAGCTACTGAAACTGATGACGACGAATCAGAACAGGAATTCTACTTTGGTGAAGAAAAGCTGGATTCGCCAACCAGCGAAGATGGCGCAGAGCATGGACTGGTAAAACACCTGCGCAAGACGATTAAAGAGAAAGACCGCGAGCTGAAAGAGCTGATGCGTCAGTCTCAGAAATCCGTCGAGCAGCAGCCGGTAATCACTCAACCACCGCGAATGCCAAAACTGGACGATGAGGACATCGGTTTCGATGAAGAAATCTACCAGCAACGCATGGCTAAGTGGGCAGAGGATAACGGCAAGTACCAGCAACAGGAGATGGCTCGCAAGCAGAAGGAGCAGGAGCTTCAGGCTGCCTATCAAGAGCGATTATCCAAATATCAGCAACGTGTTAAGGATCTCAAAGTTCCTGGCTATCAGGAAGCTGAGCAGGCCGTACTCGAGGAAATCCCCATCGAGACACAAAACGCGATCCTGTTTGAGTCAGAGAAGCCGGAAATCGTTGTTCTGGCGCTTGGTCGCAACGCTGAACTGCGCAAGCAACTGGCAGAAGCTACCAACCCCGTAGCAATTGGTCGTCTGCTGGAACGTATCGAATCTAAGGCCAGAATCATGCCAAAAGCAAAAACCACGGCAGCCACAACCCCGACAGTTAAGGGGAGCAACGGCGCAGTAATCAACAACCTCGACAAATTGAAAGCCAAGGCGCTGGAAACTGGTGACTGGACGCCGTATTTCGCCGCTAAAAAGGCAAAAAAATAACCTATCGGAGCATTAAGCATGGCTAACCAATTAGCAAAAGACCTTGAAATCATGTTCGAAAACTACGTTGAAGGCTTTGATGCCGCCTGCGTAGTTTCCCGTAACGCTAAAAAATTCCGTCCCGGTGATACAGCAATGCAGCGAGCCGGTGATGTTCTGTATCGTCCGCAGCATTACCACATGAACATTGAGGAAGGCCTCGATCTCAGCAGCAAAACGCCAACAGCACTGGTTCAGCGCCTTGTTCCTTCTGTGTTCAAGGAGCCGAAAAACATTCTGTACACTCTGGATGCGCGTGAAATGCGTGACCCTGAGCATAAAACTGAAGCTGGTCGCGCCGCAGGTATGCGCCTTGCTGCACAGATTGACTCTGACCTGATTTCCATGGTCACGCAGCGTGCTACTAACGTGATCACGATGGCTGACTCAACCACAGGTACACAGGGCCGTGATTTGTGGAACTGTGCGGCAGGTATTGATGCCACCATGACGGCGATTGGTGTACCACAGGGTATCAACCGCCGCTCTTTCTGGAACCCCTTCAACTACAAAGACCTTGCTGGCGAGCTTGGTCACCGTGCCTATGCTCAGGGCGCAACCCTGACAGCATACGAAAAAGCGCAGATCCCTCCGGTTGCGTCCTTCGATAGCTACAAGACCGATATTTCTGGTCGTGTTCCGAAGGGTACAGCAACTTCCATTACGCTGGCAGCAGCACCTGCGCACAAAGTTGAAGCGAAAGATGCTAACGATATGCCAGTTGATAACCGACAGGGGACCATTACGGTATCTGCTGAAGGTTTGCAGGTTGGCGATGCGTTTACCATTGCAGGGGTGAATTCTGTACACCAGATCACCAAAGATACCACCGGGCAGCCGCAGGTATTCCGCGTTCTGGCAGTAAGCGGAACGACAGTAACTATCTCCCCGAAAATTCTGCCGCCTGACAACGCGGATGTCGCCAGCCGACCATATGCAAACGTTGATGCTAACGCGGCAAATAGCGCAGCAATCACCATTCTCAACAAGAATGCCGCACCGGCTAACCTGTTCTGGGCTGATGGTTCTGTTGAGCTGATGTACGGCAAACTGGCGTTCCCGACTGGTCAGGGTCCACAGGTAATGACAGCAACCACAGAGCAGGGCGCTACGCTGATCATGTCTTACGCCTTCGACCATATCAAAGGCGTAACCACTGCGCGTTTCACCACTCTGTACGGTTGCTCTGTACTGGTTCCTGAATATACGGGCATCGTTATTGCCGGGCAGTAATTTAGGTGGGGCTTCGGCCCCATTTTTATTGGGAGAAGACAATGGCACGAACAATGCTCTATAAGCCGGGCAACATGATCACCTGTGGTCAGTTTGCTGTCGATTACATCATTGTTGATAACGAAGAAGTTAAATCTCACCTGAAAAAAGGCTGGGTAAAAACTCCTGAAGAAACCGCAACGAAGCAAAAAGTGGCTAAGGCGGAAGAAGATGGCGAAAACGAAGGGTGATCTCGTTCTTAAGGCTTTACGAAAAGCCGGGCTGTATTCCAATGCCACGTTGACAGATGCCGACCCTCAGGCAATTGAAGATGCCATTAATGACCTCGAAGACATGATGGCAGCATGGCAGGCGAAAGGTATCGAGCTTGGATATCAGTTTGCGGATACAGAAAACGGCATCATGCCGTTACCTGACGATGATTCAGGTATCCCTGCATGGGCAAATGATGGCGTCGCTTTGAAACTCGCTGTGCAAGTGTGCATGGATAACGTCATTCAGCCGTCAGACGCTCTCCTTACCGCTGCTGACAGTGCATATCAGACAATCTGTATCGCTTTAACCAAAATACCACCACTTGAGCGGCGAAATGACATGCCTCGCGGTAGTGGTAACAAAAGCGCGTTTACGTGGAATCGGTTTTACATCGAGAAAGATGATCCGAGTACGTGAGGTGAATAAATGCCGATTCAGCAACTACCGCTCATGAAAGGTGTCGGCAAAGACTTTCGAAACGCCGACTATATCGACTATCTGCCAGTGAATATGCTGGCTACACCCAAAGAAATCCTGAACAGCAGCGGATATCTTCGCTCATTCCCGGGCATTGCCAAACGCTCTAATGTGAACGGCGTATCGCGCGGCGTCGAGTACAACATGGCGCAGAGTGCTGTTTATCGCGTGTGTGGTGGCAAGCTGTACAAAGGAGAAAATGCAGTCGGTGATGTTGCCGGAAGTGGTCGCGTATCAATGGCGCATGGCCGGACATCACAGGCGGTAGGCGTTAATGGTCAACTTATCGAGTATCGCTATGATGGCACGGTTAAAACCGTCTCAAACTGGCCTACAGACAGCGGATTCACGCAGTATGAGTTAGGTTCAGTCCGCGACATTACACGCTTACGTGGGCGTTATGCGTGGTCAAAAGACGGCACGGATTCATGGTTTATCACTGACCTTGAAGACGAATCGCATCCTGACCGTTACAGTGCACAATATCGTGCCGAGTCTCAGCCTGACGGAATCATCGGCATCGGCACATGGCGAGACTTCATCGTCTGCTTTGGTTCATCGACGATTGAATATTTTTCCCTCACTGGTGCAACCACAGTTGGTGCCGCGTTGTATGTCGCACAGCCATCGCTGATGGTGCAGAAAGGCATTGCCGGAACTTACTGCAAAACGCCGTTTGCTGATTCCTATGCGTTCATCAGCAATCCGGCAACAGGTGCTCCGTCTGTATACATCATCGGCTCCGGTCAGGTATCACCAATCGCCAGCGCGAGCATTGAGAAAATTCTCCGCTCCTACACTGCTGATGAACTGGCTGATGGTGTGATGGAGTCTCTGCGATTTGATGCGCATGAGTTGCTGATTATCCATCTTCCGCGTCATGTTCTTGTTTACGACGCATCTTCAAGCGCCAATGGTCCGCAATGGTGTGTGCTGAAAACAGGCCTGTATGACGATGTGTACCGCGCTATCGACTTCATTTACGAAGGCAATCAGATAACGTGCGGCGATAAGCTGGAATCGGTGACCGGGAAATTGCAATTCGATATCAGCAGCCAGTACGACAAGCAACAGGAACATCTGCTGTTTACTCCGTTGTTCAAAGCGGATAACGCCAGAGTGTTCGACCTTGAGGTTGAATCGTCAACTGGCGTTGCGCAGTACGCCGACAGCCTGTTCATCTCTGCAACCACTGACGGCATAAATTACGGTCGTGAGCAGATGATTGAGCAGAATGAACCGTTCGTTTATGACAAACGTGTTTTGTGGAAGCGAGTAGGGCGCATCAGGAAAAATGTCGGCTTCAAATTGCGCGTTATAACGAAGTCACCTGTCACTCTGTCTGGTTGCCAGATAAGGATTGAGTAATGGCTGATTCGAATCTCAATGAGCCGGTAACAATTCAGGCTACACGACTCGATACATCAATCCTTCCACGCAATATATTCAGCCAGTCTTACCTGCTGTATGTCATTAATCAGGGGGCTGATGTCGGCGCAATTGCCGGGAAGGCAAATCAGGCTGGTCAGGGCGCTTACGATGCTCAGGTGAAAAACGATGAACAGGATGTCGAACTGGCTGACCACGATGCAAGAATCACCGCAAACACAAAAGCGATAAATATCCTTGAGGTCAGGTTGACAACTGCCGAAGGGAAGATAGCCGTACTGCGTAGCGATGTTGATTACTTGCTGGATGAGGTTATCGATATTCAGGGGCATCTGGTCACTGTTGACCAAAGACTGGATGACGTAGAAAACGATGTCTCTGGCATTAAGAGTGATTACGTATCGAAAACCGTAACAGAATCGCAGTCTCTTGCGTCACCGCTGGATGTAAAAACATCATATTCAGTTGATGGAATTCAGGTTGTTGGAGCAAGAAATACCGGATGGACTGCAGCCACAGGTACACCTCTTCTTGGCTCATTCAACGCTAACCAGTCATACACGGTCGGCACTACGTACACACAATCCGAAGTCGCGGCTCTCGCTACAGGTTTGCAGCAGGCGCGGCAGCGTATTCTGGCGCTTGAAACAGCACTTAGATTACATGGGCTGATTGACTGATGATTACATTCAAACCAACGCGAAACATCGACCTGATAGAAGCAGTCGGAAATCACCCTGACATTATCGCCGGGAGCAATAACGGTGATGAATACGGCTACAAACCTGATTGCCGTTACTTTGAAGTTAACGTGCACGGGCAGTTTGGCGGCATTGTTTACTATCAGGAGATTCAGCCGCTTACATTCGATTGCCACGCCATGTACCTGCCAGAGATTCGCGGCTTCAGCAAGGAAATAGGGCTGGCGTTCTGGCGATACATTCTGACCAACACCACCGTTCAGTGCGTCACATCATTTGCTGCACGCAAATTCCGCCACGGGCAGATGTACTGCGCAATGATTGGCCTTAAGCGTGTAGGAACCATCAAGAAATACTTCAAAGGCGTGGATGACGTGACGTTTTACAGCGCCACACGCGAAGAACTAATCGACTTCCTGAATCACGGGAGATAGCCATGTTATATGCATTTACGCTGGGCAGAAAACTGCGCGGCGAGGAACCTTATTGCCCTGAAAAAGGCGGGAAAGGTGGCAGTTCTGATAAAAGCGCAAAGTATGCAGCAGAAGCTCAGAAGTATGCCGCAGACCTGCAAAATCAGCAGTGGCAGACGATCATGAAAAACCTTGTTCCGTTCACGCCTCTTGCGGAGCAGTATGTTAACCAGCTTCAGAACCTTTCCAGTTTAGAAGGTCAGGGGCAGGCACTTAATCAGTATTACAACTCTCAGCAGTATAAAGACCTTGCAGGTCAGGCTCGTTACCAGAGTCTTGCTGCTGCGGAGGCTACGGGAGGACTTGGTTCGACAGCCGCAAGCAATCAACTGGCTACGATCGCGCCGACTCTCGGTCAGTCTTGGTTATCAAACCAGATGAGCAATTACAACAATCTGGCAAACGTTGGGCTTGGTGCTCTGCAAGGTCAGGCAAACGCTGGGCAGACGTACGCCAACAACATGAGCAGCATTGCACAGCAAAGCGCAGCTCTTGCCGCTGCTAATGCCAATAAACCATCAAGTCTTCAGACTGCAATTAGTGGCGGAACGTCTGGTGCTATTGCCGGTGCAGGTCTTGCCAGCCTTTTGGGAACATCAACACCTTGGGGCGCTGGCATTGGTGCTGGTATCGGATTGCTTGGTTCGTTGTTTTAAGGGGTAATCATGGCTACTTGGCAAGGATCAAATGGCGGATTGTTGGCTGGTATCGGCGGCGTCAACTCAAACGCTCCGAGCGTAAATGACATCGGCAATACGCTTCAGCTTATCAGGCAGAACAATGATATTGAGCGTTCAGGCGCTAACAATGTTGGGCTGACTGCTTTGCAAGGCCTTTCAGGTATTGCGGGGGTGTTTCAGCAGGAAAAGCAGGCTCAGCGGCAGAAAGAATTTCAGCAGGCATACGCTAATGCTTATGCGTCTGGTGATCGCGGTGCTTTGCGTCAGTTGGCTACTCAATATCCAGACCAGATTGAATCCGTTCGTAAAGGCATGGGATTCATTGATGAAGACCAGCGCAATTCTATCGGCACCTTAGCGGCTGGCGCTCGTCTTGCGGCATCGTCTCCAGAAGCAATGCAATCATGGCTGCAAAACAACGCCAAGGAACTGACTCGCGTCGGCGTTGACCCTAATAACGTTGCTCAGATGTATCAGCAGAATCCTTCAGGATTTGGTGAGTTTGTTGATCACCTTGGAATGGCTGCTCTTGGTCCGATTGATTACTTCAATGTTCAGGACAAGATGGCTGGTCGTGAGATTGACCGAGGCAGGCTGGCAGAGACAATCCGCAGCAATCAGGCTGGAGAAGCACTAACAGCTCGAGGTCAGGACATCCAGATACGTGGACAGAACATCAGCGCACAGAATGCTGCTCTTTCCCGAGAAATACAAAGAGCAGAATTACAAGAAAAGGCTCTGGACAGACAGATAGCCAGAGAAAGCAATCAGTTAAAGCTTGAAGAGCTAAAGCAGAAACAGGCAGATGTTCGGCAAAAGGCTGACATAGCACGCGCTGACAGGCAGGCCGCCGCTCAGGGTGCAGTTGATACGTTCAGCACCGCGCTTGATTCTCTCAACGAGATAGAGCAAAGCCCCGGCCTTTCAAAAGCAGTAGGAATTCGCTCAGCGTTTCCGACAGTTCCTGGTTCTGATGCGGCTAACTTTGAAGCAAGGCTCGACACCTTTAAAGCTCAAACATTCCTTCCTATGGTGCAGTCCCTGAAGGGTATGGGCGCTCTTTCAGATGCTGAGGGTAAAAAATTATCCGATGCGGTTGGTGCCCTAAGTCCCAAAATGAGTGAAAAGGCTTTTCGTGACTCTATCGGAAAGATTAGAAATCAGCTTGAAAGCAAGTTGAGCACTGTTAAAAAACAGTTTGATTATCAGGAGCCGGTGCAGAATATGCCAGGGCAACAATCTACTACTGGCAGTAACTTTTCTTCACTATGGGGTGATTAATGGCTAAAGCATGGAAAGATGTTATCGCCTCTCCACAGTATCAGGCGTTAGCACCAGAACAAAAAGCGCAGGCTCAGGAGCAATACTTCAATGAAGTCGTTGCCCCGCAAGCCGGAGAAAATGCAGAGCAGGCCAAGCAAGCTTTCTATGCTGCCTATCCATTGCCATCTGCGCAGCAAGTGGAGACACAGCAACCAGTAGCACAGCAACAACCACAGCAAAGTGGATTTATGTCTGATCTTGGCGAAGCAGTAAAAGAGACTGGTCGCGGACTGGTGCAGGCTGGCGTGAACGTGGCAAACATACCCGCATCAGTTGCCGATGCTGTAACAAGCGCGGCGGCTTGGGCTGGCGGTAAACTCGGCATTGGCGATGGTACATATCAACCAGCGCCACGAGTAACAACGCAGGGATTAGAGCAGGACTTTGGCCTTCAGCAAGGCGCGCTGACTCCACAAACGACAGAGGGAAGGGTATTTGCTGAAGCATTGCCTTACCTCACTCCTGCTGGCGTTGAGAGAGCGGCGGCACAGGCACCAACACTAGCTGGTAGAATCGCTCAGGGTGCAACTCGCCTTCTCGCTGAAAACGCAGTCGGGTCACTTGCTGCAAATAGTGCGAAAGATGATTCGGAAGCCCTCGCCACCGATTTAGGTGTTGGCGTTCTGGCAGGCGGCGCTATTAACGCTGCTGGACGTGGATTAGGTGCTGCTTATCGTGGCGTTAGTGGTGCTATTGCGCCAGAAGCGCAGCAGGCTATCAGATTTGCAGAGCGTGAAGGAGTTCCTCTGCACACCACAGACCTGTTACAACCCACTTCCCGCGTCGGAAAAATGGCGCAGACTACAGCAGAAAATATCCCTCTGGCTGGCACAAGCGGAATGAGAGCAACGCAACAGGAAGCGAGAAGCCAGTTGGTGCAGAGATTTGCCGATAAATTCGGTGAGTATGATCCAGCGGTTGTTATTGACAGCCTTAAAGCGAAAACATCAGGAATTCGTCGTGCCGCAGGGAACCGTATTGAGCAAATTCAGAATGCAATGGCAGGAGTCAACATTCAACCTGCACGAGCAATTCAGCAGATTGATACTGAGATATCTAACCTGCAGAAGCTTGGTAAGGTCGCTGATAACGAGACGATTTCAAAACTTCAGTCATATCGTGATGAGCTTGTTCGCAATGCTGGTCCTGATGGTCCGGTCAATCTGGATTTGAAGCAATTAAGCGATCTGCGCAGCCAGTTCAGAATGGACGTGAAGGGTGAGCGACCAGTGTTACCAAACCGTTCCGATGCCGCCATTCAGCGCGTTTACAAGGCAATGACTGACGATATCAATGGTGCCATTGGTCAGAATCTTGGCAACGATACTCTCCGTAAATATCAGCAGGCCAATGCCGTCTACGCTGACGAAGCGGAGAAACTAAAGAATACCAGGCTGAAGAATGTTCTCATGAAAGGCGACCTGACGCCGGAAGTTGTCAACAACATGCTATTCAGCAAGAACAAATCGGAAATTAAGACTCTGTATAACTCAGTTGGTCGTGTTGGCAGGGCGCAAATGCGCAATGGCATCATTGGAAAGGCGATGGAGAAATCTGGCGGATCCCCTGACCAGTTCCTTCGGCAGCTTAACATCCTGCAAAACCAGACTGGCATCACATTTAAGGGGCAGGACGCTGCTTATCTGAAAGGATTAAAAAACTACCTGCAATCCACGCAGCAGGCTGTAAAAGCGGCAGTAACAACACCCACAGGGCAGCAAACTATCCCGTTCATAATTGGGTATGGGACGGCAATGAACCCGGCGACAACTGGCGCAGCAGTAAGCTACGGACTTCTTACTCGCGCCTATGAGAGCGAGCCATTCAGAAATGCAATGCTCCGAATGGCAAACACCCCACGCGGATCAACAGCGTTTGAGAAAACCATGCAGCAGGCACAAAAGGCAATTAACGCCATGACGCAGGGTGCGAAGTCTGATTCGTTGTCAGAATAGCTTTGCAAACACCAGAAATGTGCAAAAACCAAATATATAGAACGCAATATTCAACAGATCTTTTTGCATAGACTCATCTCATAGTTAACAAATCATAACTTACATTAATGCAATGCCGGGCAAGTTGCATCTTGTTCCGCATTGCTACGTCTGGAGAAAATTAAATGACAGACATTACAGCCAATGTTGTAGTGAGTATGCCTTCGCAACTCTTCACTATGGCGCGTTCTTTTAAAGCAGTAGCCAACGGCAAAATTTATATCGGAAAAATTGACACTGACCCGGTAAGTCCAGAAAACCAGATTCAGGTTTATGTAGAGAACGAAGACGGCTCTCATGTTCCTGTTTCGCAACCAATCATCATTAACGCTGCTGGATATCCGGTATATAACGGGCAGATTGCCAAATTCGTAACTGTTCAAGGCCATTCTATGGCTGTATATGATGCATATGGCACTCAGCAGTTCTATTTCCCTAATGTGCTGAAGTATGACCCGGATCAGCTACGGCAGCAGTTAGAAGACCCGGATGGTGCTAAAAAATATCCCGAATTGCAGATTGCACGATGGCGTGATGACAAAGATGTTCGCGGTTGGGGGGCTATCAGTGATGGAATAACTGACGCTACTGAGGCATTCTCTAACGCAGGCTATAGAATGTTTGTTCCTGATGGCGATTTTGCAGTAAATACTCTCGAAGTTGATGTATCTTCTGCTCGAGGTATTGGGAGGATTGTTGCAGATAATGGCTCTCTTATTTCCGTTTCTCGTCTACTTGAAACTGACAAACTTGCGCAGAGAAAAATGATGGAACCTTTTTTTGGTTTTCAGGGAGAAACAAACACAGAAATTTATCCTAATGCCAGAAATGCGTTACAGGGGATCGCATATTGCCGTGTTAATGGCATTGAAAAACTATTTGTCACACAACGGCCTGTTGGGCCAACCTGGTCGGATAAAGAAAGAGTTCGTATTGTTGAGTTTAATCTTTATGATGATGGAAGGGTAGTAAACCATGTTGCGTATTCTCCAGAATTAAACCTTGGGCACGGATTTGATCTTTCTGCAATGGTGGAGAATGGTCAAGTATATTTATATACATCAAGTGTAACCAATTCAGGTGAAGATGGGGAGTCTGCAGGCAAAGGGTTTAGTAAAATAACTTGGCGAGGAGCAGGAACTACTCAGTCTGACGTAAAAAGTTATAATGTATGGGGGGCTACTGGTAGCGGCCACCCATTTCAAGATTATAATCGTGCAGGAATTGCCATTTCTTCTGACGGTCGTCTTTTAATAATGGTTAATACACCAAAGAGTGATGCCGCCAAACGAATTGTATTTATATACGATAAAATCTCAATTGATAAACTTGAAGATAAAACATTAGCAACCCCAATGTTTGTATGGGAAATGAGCGACTCCCCTTCTGAAGGTGCTTACTCTGTACAAGGTATTGCGTCTGATGGAAGATATATACATATACTTAAGGGAGGCACTAATGCTTTTGGAAAGCATCATATCTTTACATATGATTTAACAGGTAATTTACTAAGAAAATTAGATATCGATGATGCAAGGTCGCAATATGGGCGCGATGGGTTGCTTAACCATCCAACTCTTGGGAATCCAGCTAGATTTGAGCCGGAAGGTCTAACTATTCGTGGTGAAGAAATAATTATAAGCTGCATAGAAACATGGAGGGAAGGAGCTAATATTGTAAACTGGCGTGGAAGGAGATGGGCTGCATCATCTATTGAGACTTCTGGAATAATTGGTGTCCCTCCATCAAATGGCTCTTATTGGGTGGAAACAACCAAGGATGCAAATTCTGGAGACTGGAGTCCTGATACAGATTATGGATGGGGAAGTAGCTATTCTCTTGAGAAAAAGACAATTTACTCTATACGACCAGCGACTGGTAACAACGATGAGCAGAACCTTAATTCTGGCATAACCAATGCTTCAAGTAATGCAGGTGTAGATGCCGGAGAAAGCGGGCGAAATATATCATTTAGATGGCGCAATGCTTTTAATATTGTTGCATTTAGCGAACGTCTTGGTGAGTACTTCAACGCTATTATGTATGATAATAGCTCAAGACTAAGAATATACGATCAGCAAAACGGTAGTGATAACACTGTTTATGGCTCAATCCAGGCACTATTTACGTCATCATTTAAGGGATTGATTTTAAGGGGTAGGGGGGTATCAGCATCAAATAGTTCCTATATTAGGTTACATTCATCTGATGATCCAAACTACCCAAATTCGATCATTGAAGGAACAAGAACAGATGGAAGTTTTTCCAGGGAAACAGATTCAAACGGCACCACTACATTTGCATCGGACTCAGAGCACGAACCGTTGCGTATCAGAAGGGCTTCAGATGGTTTGTTGTTTGCATACGAGAAAGTAAGAGGTACAACTCTCTTTGGAATTTATAGAGGCTCCGGTTCACCTGAGGGTGTTGTGACCGCACCTCAGGGGTCAATGTACATTGATTATAATGGTGATTGGTATCAAAAAAAAACAGGAACAGGAAATACCGGATGGATACTAAAATAA